AATAAATTTTAATAAACGATCCGCAACATCTGACCGCTGTCTATCGTTTAAGTGTGTGTACATATCGAGTGTCGTTTGTATGTTTGAGTGGCCTAACCTGTCCGATATCGTTTTAGGCTCTATGCCAGCTTCAAAGAGCAAACTTGCGTGTGTGTGCCGTAGGCTATGCACACTAAATTGTTTTAGCTTGTGCTTGCTAATAAATGTTTGCAAATCGTCTCTAAAATTACCAAAATCGAAGTAACCGCCAACGGTATTCGTTATGACTATATTTCTTGACTTGATGCCATTTTTAAAAAACGTTTTTTTCTGCTCTAGCTTCCAATTCTTTAGTACCTGTACCGTGCTATCGTCTAGCGAGATCGTCCGTGTACTACGCTTGGTTTTAGGAGATTGGACGGAGAGTCTGCCATTTATAGATACAAGCGTCCTGTTAATTGATATTGTTTTATTTTTAAAATCAATATCAGACCATTCGAGTCCAAGCAATTCCCCTCGCCTCAGACCAGTATAAGCGAGTGTGTGCCACGCAACATACAGGACAGGTTTGGCATCTTCCTTTGCCAGCTTGAGAAATTGGTTTAATTCTTCTTTGGTAAGTGCGATTTTTTCTTTCCGTGCTTCCTGCTGCTTTGGTCGTATGATCCTATCGACTGGATTGGTCTGGATAATATCAAGATGCATAGCATACTTAAATACCCGATTGACGATTGACAGATAGTTCAAATAAGCTACATATTTCTTGCTTAAATCTATGACAATCTTTTGCATCATGGCCACGGATACACTCTCTATTCGGACATCTTTAAAATGATGCTCTATGAGGGCTTCGAGATAATTTTTTGTATTCTGGTATGTTGTGGGTTTCACGGTCGTTTCATAGCTCTCCAACCACAGATCAGCTACCTCTTTAAACGTAGGCTTGCTGGAGTGATCTGTAAAACCATTCTCTTCCACAGAGAGCAGTAGTTCCCGTTCTGCTTTCTTAGCCTCTTTCTGAGTTTTAAATCCTCTACGGGTCGTGCGCCTTTGCTTTCCTGTAAATGGATCAACACCTAAATACGCTTGGAGCATATAGCGGGTTTCCCCGTCTTTGGTTATGTATTTTTTAATCATGGTCTTTTCCCTCCATTTTTGATAAAATAGAGTACAGAAAGACACCTTTCAAAATGAACATTTTGAAACCCTTTCTTTATCTGATCGCCTCACGCTTGAAGTCGCCAAACTTTGAGAGCGTGGGGCTTTTTATATTTTTTTAAAATATCGTTGACAAAAAGTTATAAAACATTATCATGATGATAACAAATACTATAAGCATAATACAGCCACATCCATAGGCACACCCCTCTGGATTATCTATTCCAAAAGTAGTTTTGTTGTAGATTTTATTATAAACTGCTCGTTTTGGATCCTTTATCAATCCAGCGCCTTTTTGGCCATAATAGGGAGAGGTGGCTTTTTTGACCTTTCTGTTTATAGTCCCAGTTGTACGTGCTGATACTCTCTTTTTTATATTCGGTGTCCGTGGTCCTATTTTCATAATCTTTTCTCTCCTAATCTCTTTGTATTTTAAGCAATTTCTTGTAATTCTCTTTGAAATTGTTGCAAAGTCAAAATAGCCCAGTCTTCGTCATTTTTATACCCCTGGACTATACTGAGGGCATAATACTCTTGGCAACTGCAATTATAAATTAGAAAATTCATTAGACGGTTATGCAAAGCAGGCTTTGACATTTGGCTAGCCTCTATAAGTTGTTCAAAAGTAGTTCCAATATTAATATAATTTAGTAACTTTTTATCATTCAGAAATAAAATTGAGGCAATTATGTTCGCTTCATCTTCCAAAGGAGCAATTTCTTCTGGGTATGAGTCGCTGTAATTAGAAGATGTCTTAGAAACTAGGACTTTATCGTATACAGAACTCATAAGATGGAAGTAAATATGAACAAGTTCGTGAAGAATAGTAAACATTACCCGACTTTTCACTACGTCTTGATTAATATACACAATAAATCGTTGCGTTTCAAAATCAGGAATTGTCATGCCAGAGCACACATTACAGAAACTGGAATCAACTAAAGAAAGAGTGCTTTTTGAAGTTAATCGATATTTAATTGTTTGTTTTTTATCAGGAAACCATTTGTACATTAAATCGGATTCGAAATAAACAAATCGAATATTAAAGTTAGCTTCAAAAAATTCTATAATTAAATCAAATGTTAGTTGCGAGACATGAACTTTACAGTATTCAGATACGTCTAAAAGAAGTCGAGTAGCATTTGTGTGATATTGTAAGTAAGTTTCTTTTGAGGGTCTTGTATAATGTTTCAAATAGTCACCTACTTCCAAAGAGAATCGTCTTTGACGAGATCACGGGCAGTTTTCATCATTCTAGAGAGTGCTTTGTTGAAGCGCTCTTTTTCGTCGTCCGACATATCTTCAGTTTCTTTGCGAAACATGACGAGTGTTTGCTCTTCTATAGGATCGGTATCTATAATTGAGGCATCCGATGCAATCCGTGGATTATCAGTTCGTCCCAATAGGTAGTCGGTGGACACATTGAAGTAGTCTGCGATCTCTTGCAATCTTTCAGCATTTGGCTTTTTACTCTTCATGCTATAGATTGTATTTCTACTATATCCAAGTGTTTCTTCGAGAGAATTTATAGAAATTCCTCGTTTTTGGCAAAGTTCTTTAATTTTTTCAAATAAAGAAAACATTGATTTATCAACCTTTCTAAAGGCATGACAAAAAATATTTAAACTTTTGTGTGTAAAGTTGTTGACAAAACACAATCAATAGTTTACAATAATTCTTGTAAGTTAATGAGTTAGTAAAAAACAGAGTTAAAACTTATCTAAAAATAAATAGCTTTGGCGAGCGAATAAGTTGATAGATGTAATGTTTTATCAAGGTTTTTAATTATGCTTTCATTTTAAACAATAGATTGTTGAATGTCAAGTATTTTATAAAATAATTTACTAACTCTTTAACTCTATTGAAAAATAAAGGAGGAAAAACATGAGCCAACAACACCGCAAGTGGATCGAGCTTGTAAAAGGTCAAATTGAAAAACGTGGATGGTCACAGACGGACTTGGCCATTGTTGTGGGTGTTAGTCCATCAGCTATCACACAACTTTTCAAAGATGGAAAAGGTAGTGATGACTTGAAGCTTCGTATTAACAAGAAGTTGCGAATCAACGAGTCCTGGGAAAAATTTGAGGAGTAAGAAATGAACGAAATTAGTTTATCGAACAATCTGTCTCAGATAGAGCTTGAAATCAGCCATCACAAGCAAATAGCTGGCCAGTCCATTTGGGAAATCGGCAGACGATTGAATCATGTAAAAGAGAATGATCTGGCCCATGGGAAATTTATGGAATGGTTGAATAAGATCAATCTTAATTGGTCAGAGGCGAACAGAATGATGAAGATTGCAAAAGAACTTCCAAATTACTCAACGTTGAGTAATTTAGGTAGCACCGCACTTTACCTCATAGCAACTCTTCCAGACGAAGAGAAAGAGGAGCAGATCCAGCGTATCGAAGATGGTGACACCCCAACAGTACGTGAGCTTCAGGAAGTTAAGAGAAAACTTCAACTCAGCCAACAAGCAAACAAACTTCTAAGGGACGAGAATGAGAAAATCAAGTCTTCCAAGGTCAAAGTCAAGGAAACTATCAAGGAAGTCGTACCGGACGACTACAAGGCCACACAGGACCTTAACAGGCAATTGCTGGAAAAGAACAAGGAACTTTCTAAAACCGTGAAGGCGATGGAAGAACGCTCTGAATTCATTGAAAAGCAACTTACTGAGACACTGTCCCAGCGTGAAGAGGTCGATAAGAAATCTGCTCAGTACGATGAATTGACACGAGCGATTGAAGAATCGCAAGGGCAACTCAATAGCGTACAGAAGCAAATCTCAGCTTACAAGAATATCACAAGCCTTTTACAAAAAGGGAATGACTTCTTGGCAAGTATGGGAGGTCTAATCTACGCAGACGAGGAGAAAGTCCTTAAAGCAGACGGAATCATCCGAAACGAATTTGATAGCTTCATCAGTCGTGGTCTTCGTTTCTTCAATGACCTAAACGATATTCGCAAAGAAAGCAACATTTTAGAAGGAGAATTTGAATAATGAATGAAGTGACAATTCAACCTACCGAGTTAGTGGTAGA